CGCCTGCAGGGCACCTGTAAGCCTTCGATTGAAAGCCCTCAAACCCTTTGATTAAATCGATCCCCTGTTTTGTTGTTATCATCTTAAATAAATCTGTAATTGTTTACTATTTTCTTTTTATCAGATAAATTCCAATTCGGAAATTCCTCTGCATTTTTATTTAAAAACGCTTTCAATTCATCAAAATACGTATATGCGTCTTTTCTGTATCGGTAATAAAAATTCTTGCGTTCTTCAAGTGATAACGGTTCTGAGTAATCAGTTTTTTTTATTACAATTCCGTGCGAGCTTGCGACTACATTCGATTTATAAAGAAACCGAGCATAAGCAAAATAACTCAATACAACAATTATTTTTTTATACAATTCTGTTGTTTCGTTATTATTGATAAATTTGAGTTTATTTTTTAACAAATCAAGGTAAAATGCCTCGCCAAGCAGCGGTTTTAAATCTAATTCTTGCGCTTCCCGTATATAAATTTTTTCAAAATCTTCTTTCAAATACCCGTCAGGCACAGGCATTATTTTTTCTACATCTTCTTTTGTCGCAAATAAATCCATCGTTATAAAATTGTTCCGTCGTCTAATAACGAGTATTGTTTAATATTAAATTCATAAGAAACGCCACGAAAGTTGTTAAACAATTCTGTAAATAAGCGCTCAATTTTTTTTCTGTCTTTCGCTGTCGAAGTATTATATACAGCTTGCGCTTTCTTTAAATCTTCCCCCGATGTACTGCCGAGCTTTCCTTGAACATAATCGACTAGTTGCGGCGGTATATTTTTAAACGCTTTACGAATATAATTTGCGCAACTACGCTCAATAAGTGCGTATTTATCCGCTTTCGTATCATTTGCCATCGTTTCAAATCTAAAATTTCCCTCACGCTTTCTGTCGTCGTCAAAATCATCTTCAAAGGCTAATAATCTTCCTGTATTCTCTACTCGATTAAATTGTCGTGCATTCTCGTCAAATTCTCTTTGCTTTTCTTCGCTTTCAAATTTCTTGTGACGGATTATCGTAATGTTATTGAAGCCTCGTTTGATAATTGAGTTGTAAAAAATAGCGAGCTTTTCTTCTGCATTTGCATGCAAATATGCAGTCTCAATCAAAGAGCGCGGGTAAATATATTCATCCGCTAGACGGAAATAATATACCTGCCCTTTATATTTATTCCAGCCTCCCGCTGAGCGTACTTGTTCTTTAATAATAATCGGATTTGGATTATAGACATCATATTTCAACAAATTTTCTCTATTCGCATATAAATTCCATCCTTTTTTTGCTACGACAATTTTTCCTGAAAAATCTTTACTGTCTCGCCTGCCGAGACGGCACAAAGGATACGGAATTACCTTAAAACTATGCTTTTCATAATTTGCGTTGTAACGAACGTGTATAAAAGCCCCTTGATAGCGAGATAATGAATACGCTATATCAGAAAGAAAATCATTCGCTGTCTTTTGTTCCCAAAAATTACTGCTTAAGTTAATTTGAGATAAATCTTGCTGAAAACCGCCTCCGTTTAAAAAAGTTTCATAAATCCACGCGCATTGCGATGCGGTAACGCTGTTGTCTATTAAATTTCCGACACGAATCGGCTTAAGATTATCCTCGCCATTAAAAATAATACCAAGGGTTCTGTCGAAAATTACGCGTTCCTGCTTTCGATTATCATCATCAATTAGACGTGTTTTCATGCTATTTAAAGCTCAAATTATTTTCCTCCTTTTAATTCGCCTTGCCATTAATTTTGTTTTCAGATTCTAATTCCAAAATTTCATCTAAATTTTCAGGCAATCTTTTAAACAACGCTTTAGCGTTGATATTGTCTCTTAAAATTTCTATTGATGCCTCATCCGTAATATTATGCTCAGAATACACGATTGAAGTGCCCATAATACGAATAATAACACCTTCGTGTAATTCAAATAGTTTTTCTGTTTCTTTTTTTTCTGTTTCTTTTTCCATCTTATAAAATTTTAATTTACGTATATAGCCCGGAACTTTTGAGCCGCAACTTGTGCATGCCCGTCCAAATATTTTTTTATATAAATAAAAAATATCCTTTAAATTATTTCTCATTAATACTGACGAGTCAGTATTTTGAATGAAAACTAATTTTTCTTTGTCCAATTCAGACAACATAACCTTTACGCTTTTGTGTTAGTCTTTATCCAGGCTGCCGTTGTTTTATAATCTGTATCGACAAATGAATAGCCGACATTAGGTTCTGCCCCCTCATCGGTTGACATTGTGAACGGAAGTACGCCATTGTTTTCAGAAGTCGCCCAAGCCGATTCGTTCATTGACATTCCTGAATTAAATCCAAACACAAAAAATCCTTTATTCTGAATTTCCACAATCGAAACGACAAGAGCTCTTGAAAGTTGATTGTAAATAACTAATTGAGCAGCTGTTGGATTCAGAATAGTGTAGGTATCGCTATGCGTAAATCCGTTATAATAATCTCCTGAAACAAAAGCAGTATTTACATTGCTTAAGGTTGTCTTTGACGGATTTGCTTCTAATTTAAAAATCTTAGCGCCCGAAACGAGAATCATTTTAGAAATACTATTTTTCGTTAAATCAACTTGCGTTTTTGTTTTGTCTATATCTGAGAAATTAATATACCATTTGCCCAGAATTTTCGATGTTGGCGCCTCACATTCATTTATAAATCCACTTGTTAATAAAATATCACACGTTGCCATATCTTTTTGTTTTTTTAAATTAAATTATTAGTTAAACTGCGACTCTCATTTCATACGGATTTAAATATTTAAAATCCATCATGTAAGCTGCCTTTAAATAAAAACTTTCATCTGCTCCTCCTACATATTCTAAGCTAATATCTCTAATCCCTGATTCGCTGTCTAACCCAATTTGCATATGCTCTTTTTTCGTGTACAATGCAAAATGAGGCAGATATTGCGCCCCTGTTGATTTAGTGAAATATTTAGCAGACCAAATATCATAATTCATGTCAGGCTGAATTAATTGACCATTTACAGATAAATTTTTAATGCCTTTTTGAATTTCTTCTTTGGAACTTTGAATTTTATACGCTTCTTTAAAATACGATTCGTAGTTATCGAATAAACTTTGCGAAGTCATTAATAAATCACCTTTGAAACGATTTTTAAAAGGACCTTTCATTAAATTTTCATAAAGATCTACTGCGTAACCTGATTTAAGCTCAGATTGACTTTCGCCCGATTTAAAAGTATTTTTACTAATATCAACAAAATGATTTTTAAAATCGTCTCTCGTTTTGAAATACAAAAGTGTAGGAATTAATCCTTTGTCTATCATATCAAAATGCTCGGCATTACTATTGTCGCCGAGAATTGACTGACTTTTAATATTGCTGTCACCAAACAGGGCGATGCGGTGGAGATCGTTTAAAATAGCGTCAGAGATAAATTCTTTTAGCCATGTGAAAAATTTAGCTTGGCTTAAATCTCTCTTTTGGTAACCATTTGCCAAGCCCCATTGTGTAAATTTATCGTTAAATTTATCGTAACACCAGCTTGTGCAAATATAAATTTCTCGAGGATCCCAGGTTTGTGTATACGCCGTTATCTCGGGCGTTATGCAAACACCTTTGCAATCAGCCGTAGCTTTTCTTGAAATCCCTTCTATGCCATTTGCGCCAGCGACTTGTTTTCTTGCCTTCACGTCGGTTACAATCGTGAAAAATTTACGATAATCTTCGCTAAATAATTTGTTTACGTAAACTTCTTTTACGTCTTCAATATAGCGTGTATCTCCCGCTAATTCTTGAAATGTTTTTTTTAAATTAAAACTCATGATGTTTGTTTTTTGTTATTTTCTAATTCGTTTTTACATTGATCATAAACGCTTAAACTGTGCGTCGGCTTAGTTGGATCATCTGAATTTTGAGGAGGCAGCTCAAGCGGAGCAGACGTTATGTTTCGCTTGTGATAACTCTTTAAACTTGAAGCGATTAATACAAGCCCCGCACCGATTTCCTCCATTGCTTTTGTAACTTCTTTTAAAGATTGTGTTACTTCGCTTTCTGATTGAGGATTGGCAGGCGTTTCCACCGGTGCAATATTGCTTATTTTTCCGTCCGCAACAGTTAATTTACGACCATCGGCGAGTACATACTCTCCGTCTTCCAGCGCTTGCCCGTTTTCATCGTTTACTTCATCGCCTACAGACGGTTCTTCACCGTCTGTAACAACGGTGATAATCTTGCCATCGGCAAGCGTTAAGTCAACGTCTTTCGTTGTGCCTAACGATTTCTTAAGTTTTTTTAAAAAGTTCATGTTATTTTTTGTTTTTGATTGATTCTTATATTCTTTAATAAAATTCTCTACAATAGAGACGTCTTTTTCGATTAATTCAAAAATTTGAGGGTTTTCTTTTAAAAATATTGAAGCCTTTACGCCTAAATCTTCGCTTGACTTAAATAAACTGTCCGTTGCGGCAGGCATATCAACTAAATCAGAAGCGATAAATGAATTTAACGTATATACCTCTACTTCTTTTTTCTTGCCATTAATTTCTTTCTCTTCGTACTCACTTTTTCCAGTAAAATGAATTGAATTGCCAAACACATCTGCATTGTTCGCCGCCATTTCCGTTACATAATCATGCATTGAAATACCTTTACCTTCTACTTGCGTTCGTTTTGTAATTTCATCGAGATGTAAATCGGCGATTACCTTGTATTTATCATCGTCATTTAAAGCTCTAAAGTTTTTGTAACGCCCGAGAAAAGTGCCCAACGAGCTTTTACACATATTCGGATGATCAAAACGGCATTTAACCCCCTGCGATTGATTGTTGCCAGCGTCGATTAAATCATTTAAAAACTCCGGCGTGAAGTATCCGTTGTTTTTATCAGCACCCTCCTGAACAATTACAACGTCTTGAATTATTCCCTGCTTTTTATCTACTTTAGAAACAGGATTTTCCAAAATTTGCAAACTTTTGATATGTTCTTTTCTTTTCATCGTCGCAAATATAAGTTCAAAATGTACTTAGTTGTCGGTATTAGTTTTTACCAATTAATTTTTCATTTTAAAAACGATTTTTCTTATTGTCTCAGAAGATAAATTAAATTCTTCTGCGAGCAATTCATATTTATTATATACCCCTACATCTCTCATATAAAGATACCTTTTGTAAATTTCAATATTCCTTAACCAACGAGGATCAATTACGCCATATTTTACAAGGGGCTTCAGCGTTTTTACTTTATCTTTTAATTCATCGTATAACATCATTGTGCATATTATGTGTTATTTATGTGCATAAAGATAAAAAAAATTAAGTCTTCACCACTTTTGCGCCGGACATTCAGTATTTATGCTTCGCACTTTAGGCGATAAAGGACATTTGCAAATTCCGCAATACAGCCCCTTAATTTCTTTCAATTTCATATCGGGCAAAATAGCCGCGTGCATACCATGCTTTGCGTTTTCGCAATTTGAACAAATAGCTGCACGTCGTTTTGCTTCATTTTCTGTTACTTCATCTTCGCCGATAAAGTAATTCTTGTATCCGTTGATTATATCTTTTAATTTTATCTTCAAAATAATGCTCTGTTTGTTACATTAGCTTGATTGCCATCTACTCGTTCTATATCTTGTACAGAAACTATCGGAGGAGGTAGAGATTCCGCATTTGCCTCTGCTACTTTTTCAGCCAACAAATCATAATTTATATTTAACGTTGTTTGTTGCTTTATAATATTGTTATTTAAAACACGACCACCTCCAGCATAATGAAATTTCGGAATATAAGTAGAGGTAGGCGGCAACGGCATTTTATTTATCATTTCTAAAACGGGCAAAAACTTTTTCGTTGATTTCTTATTGACAATAAATTCGCCACCTTCGGCTTCAAAGCCGAGCTGTCCGTTTACGCTAAAAGGGATGCCGCCTTGAGCATGACTTTTCCCTTTTAATTTTCCGCCTTTTGATAATTTTTTATTGTCTTTTGCTTTAACGATCTGTTTTACATTTGCTATTCCCGCAACAATTGCAGCGGCTGCGGCAGCTGCTCCTAAAGCGGGACCCACAATAGGAATACCCGCCATTGAGGCGTAAGCTGAATTTGCAGCCTTATAAGTATCTATTGTCGCTTGCGCAATGGCAGCTGCTTTTCCTGCAGCCGATTCTTTGCCTAAAATTGTAGCAAAATTTCCAAAAGTTTTGCTTGCTATATCAATTTTATAATCAGATTTAGCTTTTTCTATTTTGTTTTCTTCTATTTGTTGCTTTTTCTTTAACGACGTCGTGTCTTTCCCCTCTTTTTCTGCAGCTTCAATTTTAGACTTATACTCTTTTTGTAAATGATCTTTTTCTAAATTTAAACGACCGATAAAATTATTTTCGTTTTCTTCTAATTGAACTTCGTAATCCAAAGATCTTTGCTCTTTTTCATCTTCCTTCTTTTGATTGTCTATATTCTTTTTTTCGTCGTCAAAAGTTTTATCAATCTTTTTTATTGTTTCGTTATATTCTTCTTGTGAAATAACGCCTTGCGCTAATCTTGTTTTTTGAAATTTTTTTTCTTTTTCTAAAGTATCTTGTAAACGCTTTATTTCTTGATTATATAATGCGTCATTTAAGAATTGTCCATTTTCGATTCGCTTTTGATGTGCGTTTTTCCAAATATTTAATTCTTTCTTCGCATTATTTACTGTTGCATTCGCTTGCGCCTCTGAATACTTGTTGTCAATCTTTAGCTTTTCTAATTCATATTCTGATTCTGTTTTGTTGCCTGCTTTTTTTTCATCTTCTAAAATCTTAAGTTTTTTATCGCTTATTTCTTTTGCATATTTTAATTCTTCATCTAAAGTTTTTGTTCTTCTTTTGTTTTCTTCAATATAAAGCGCCAGCCTCGTTTGATTTTCTTTTATTGCTTGCTGCGTTTGTTTTTTCGCTGTTTGTGTTCTTTTTTCATCTAATTGCTTTTGTTCATTATATACTTTTTGCCTTGCGCCTTGAAAACGAAGCATATCTTGATTGCTTTTTGTGTCTAATTCAATTCTTTTTGCTTTTAATTCATTAAGCGTCCGTTCACTTTCTTCACCCGTTCTGCTTGTGTCATTTTGTTTTTGCTTTAATTGTAATTGCTCTATTTGACGATCTACTTGTTCTTTTTCAGCTTTGTTTAAATTATTTGTTATTTCTTCAACTTTTTTTAATGCGGCTTGTCTTTCTTTTGTTGATTTCGTATAATCTTTTGCAATTAACTCTTGTTTCTTTAGCTCATCTGCTGATTTTGCACGAAGTAAGATTAATCGATTTTCGCCTTTTTCTATATCGATTTGTAATTGCGCTATCTTAGCGCCTTCATCTACTGCTTTGCTTATTTCTTTGCCAAATTTCTTTACGCCGCCTGTAACTTTATCAATAACATTTTCAACGCCCGTACCCATTTGCAAAGCAGCATTTCCTAAATCTTTATAGCCCGAAGTAAAGCCGCTACTTATAATTTTTCCAAGTGCTTTGAATAATTTACCAACGCCCATAATTCGATTAACGATATTTTGCTTAATTGTTTTCCATAATTTTTTTACAGCTTCTTGCGGATGAGAAAAAGCATCAAACAAATCCTTAGAAACATCTTGCACCATTCCCCATAATTTTTTTAATGCAACTTTTAACGGAACTAATAATTTGTTTAATTTATCTGTGCCCTCTTGTGTAGAAACAAATGCTGCAATTAAAGCGCCGAGCGCTACGACAATCGCCCCTATTCCTGTACTGATTAAAGCAATACGCAGTATTTTCATTGCTCCAGAAAGCCCCCCCGTTGCTGCTGTTGCTCCTTCTGTTGCAACTGTCGCCCCTGCTGTTGCCGTTGCCTGTGCTTCTGTTGCGGCCGTCGAGGCTTCTGTTGTCGCTTTTTGTCCTTTTGTTGCTGCTGATTGCGCTTTTGTTGCCGCGAGTTGCGCAGTTAAAGTTGTTATTAACTTTGACAATAAGCCGCCGACAACCGGTATTCTTTGAGATAAACTGCCCAGCGCCTGCCCGTAATCTTTATTTCCCATCAACGCTTCTTGTATCGCATTCTTATAATCTCCCACATTTACTTGTGTTGTACCGATACTATTTTGCAAACGTTTGTATTCTTTATCTTGCGTTTCTATTGTGCGTAATAATTTACCCCCTATCTTGTCATTTTCCCTTTCTGCCTGCGTTAAATTTCTGTAAAGGGCTTTGTTTTTATTTAGAGCAGCTGATAATTGATTGATTGAGCCTCCTGTTGCTTCAATAATTTTCATTTCGCCCTGCCTTGCTTTTTTGCTCGCTTCTCTCGCTCCTTTGTTTGCGTCTATTGCGCTTTTCATTTGTCGATAAGTCTTTTGTTGATCGCGCAAAATTACACTTGTCTTTTCAAGCGCAACGGCTGTCTGCCCATTTGCATCACCGCTTTCTTTAATATTTTTCTTATACGAACGTATCTGCTGCTTTAATTGTTCTATAGATTGATTTGTTTTTGCCGCGTCTGCAATTAATCTATCAAAATCAATATCAACTTCTAATATTTTAACTTTTTCTGCCATTTTTATTTTTTTTATAAAGGCATTTCGATAAACGTGCATTTAGTAATACCCCCTCCACGATAGCTTTCTACTTTTTCGAGATAAAAATTCCTGCCCAGCTGTTCAAAGAATTTTAAACGAAAAAAATCAAGATGATGAATATCCAGCGCATTTAATTTACACCAAATTTGCACACGCTTTTGTCTGTCGAGTACTTTTTTAAATTCAGAATAATACTTATCAATAAAATGTTGATAGTTCATATCCAATCTATTTAAAAAAAAATTATTAGTATTATAAAATGCTATTCCTGATTCGTCTCCGAAAGGGCTTTTTGTGAATTTATATTCGTTATCGCCTGTTTTTTCATACAAAGGAACTTGATTTAGCCAAATATGATTTGTAAAATATTTTGCAGATTTATTTAATACTGTATATATCGATTCAAATAATGTATTGTTGATGATTAAGGTTTTGTCATCACTTTGCAAATTACCGTCAAAGTCATGTTCTAAATTGTTTTTTTTTCGAGTCGTATAATAATAATTACCCCACTTTTCGTCTACATAACCCTCTTCATACTTGTATTTCATATAATTATTCTGCCCGTATTTACCAATATCATAATCTTCACGCTCTACTTTTACGAATTTATCCGACCAGTTTTCTTTGTTTGCGTCTTCTTTAAATAAATTACTGATGTTTTTAAAAATTAGATGTTTCGGGTCTTTTTTATCTAATTTTACTAACAAACCATATCGGTGCATAATGTCTTTAATAAAATCTAATTGACTGATGTCCGGCAAAATCCCCCCGCTGCCTGCCCCTTGAGCTGATGTTTTTGAGAAAGAAATTGAGCCAATATGATTTACTACATATTGATCTATCGGAATAAATCGAGAAAGTACATCTAAATGTTTATAAGTAAATTTAGAGGTATTTTTAAAAGAAATTATATCGCCTCTTTTCGCTTCAATAGTATAATCCCACTTAATTTTTTTTCCTTCTTCAAATCTATCTATAGTAGTTGAAAATCTAATCCTTCTTTTGTTGTTAACAAAAATATCAAAACTTAAAACTTCAAATATGCTTTTAAAATTCTTTAAAGCCTTTTCTTTATCAATTTTTAAATTGCTAAAAACAAAACTTTCTGAGCCTTTTATTAAAAGAACACCATCATAATTAATAACAATTCTTTTAAAATCTTCATTAATTTCAAGATCACTCGAAGTCTTACAATCTCCGCCTATTTGTAAGAACATAATCAAACGTAGCGCAACCAATGTTTTCGTCCGTGGGTTCAGAAGTCGAAAATTTAGCGTTCACCAAATATTTGCGTTGGTTCGGGGCAAGTAATTCTTTTGAAAAATCGTTTGGTGGTTCGTCATGATCACTTAAATCTACAAATAATATTTCGCTGCTGTAGGTATAGCCTGCCTCCTCGAATATCTTATCCAAAACAGAATGTAAAAAAACGGAAGGCATTTGAAAACGAATATCTACACCATTATTTCCGTATCTGTCGGAAAGCGGCATGTCTTCTTTTCTAAAATTAGCGAGGGCATAAATATACTCGCTTCTTTTATTCCAAGAATTGCTTACAGCTTCTTTAGATGTGATGTGATTCCAATCAGAAAAATTAAGGTCGGTTATTTTTTTGCCTTCTAAAGCCTCGTAAAAATCAACTGTAGAGTCATAAACGCATACCTCATAATGATTATTTTGCATGCTTAAAACTTTGCACCATCCATTTGTCAACACATCTAAGCCTCCTATTTTTAATTTCGCTTTTAATCGCCGATAAGGAACATTGGAACTGTTTGCCTGCGTTCCCAACCATTTAAAAATTTGAATATTTTTGCTGGTCATCGGTAATTTAAAACGATCAGTGTAAAAACTATTTCGGGTTTTTAATTCGCTTAACCCAAAGACTTGAAAGTTTTGCGAGACGATTTCTGTCGTCTCCATGTCAACACGTTCGTTTTCGATAAAAAGCTCGACGTTGTTCATAATTTAATTGATTATATTATGAACAAAGGTAATGCAGAAGTGTGTTAATTGTCGGTATTCGTTTTTACCGATTATTTTAAATAAAAAAACAGCGTATCGATATGATACGCTGTTAAAAATGAACAATGTTGAGTTTATTTATTAGCCCCCGCTGCCTGCCCCTTGAGCTGATGTTTTTGAGAAAGAAATTGAGC